TATAATAAGACATTGAAAATGTCTGACCTGTCCCATTAAATAAAGGATAAATCTTTTTCTTTAAGGTGATATTTGTACTATTACTAACTATACTTTCTTCGACATCATCTATCATTGTTGTAAAAACAGAAAATCTAAAATCAACATCAAATTTACCAAGAGAATCAATTCCATAATTGATCATGCTATTTGAAATCTCTGTTTGCAAAGTTCCTGCTGTTTTTGGTGTTAGATTAGGATTATATCTAACAGTAGAATTGATTCCCATATAGATAAATTCAGGATCAACAATCTCAGGAGAAATAGTTACAACTCTATATTTCTGAATAATAGTTTTTATGGAATTTTTCTCAGAATCTGTTAATTTCAAACCATCTAAGGGTTTAATACATATAAAGACTTTACCATAAAAAGCAGGAATATTATCTTCTCCTCCCCATATCTTTATAGCACCAATATTATTAACCTTTTCCTGAAGTAAAGATGAAAAATCATCAACAACAACTGCTCTTTCTTGTCTCTCATAAACTTTTGGAGCTTTGAATTTTATAGAATCAATTGACTCAGCACCACTAGTTCCACCACTAGCAATAGAAGTAACACTAACATCCACATCACCCGTTGTCGAATTTCCATAAGGAATCGGACTACTTAAACTAAAAGTTCTATTAGAAGCAGTTTCATTAACTCCAATATTATTAGCAACATCGCCATTAGTTACAACGTACTTCATCATAATTAAATTGCCATTTTCTAATTTTTTTCCTAACACCCCATCTCCAAAATATATCTCATACTTTCCTTGCTCAACTTCTTGTAAAAAATATACCTTATCTTCTCCTGTCAAATTAACTACATTTTCAGCCTTTGTATATGTAAAAACTTCATTAGGATTTGCATATGAAGTAGCCAAATTGACAGTTAATAGAGAAGTATCAACATTAGTAGCAGGAATTAAAAATCTCTGTTCTGTATCATTAATATTAACAATATAATTAAATTCATAAGAAGTACCCTCAATTATCTCTATTCCAGTAAAATGAAAAGTCCTTTTTCCATTTAAATCTGTATAACTGTTTGAAGTATGTTGGTCGATTGTTAAAAAATCATAATTAACATTATTTTGTGTAGTTGTAAATGTAGTATATTGAGGAATACTTATATTCTGAACATCCTCAGTCAAGGGAGTAGAAACATCTAAATTAACAATTGCTTTGGATGCTGAAATAGAACTCGGCACATATCCCAAATGTTTGGCTATACTAACTGTAGATTCTCTAGTAGTAGTGGAATCTAAAAACATCTCATTAGCCACCATATTCAGATAAAAAGAATTCTGATAAGTGTTATATGCAAGAAGATCCATCAAGATATTCAAAGCAGAACCTTCAAAATCATAATCATTGAACTCATCCTGTGAGGACATATATTCAATGAAATTAGCCTTTATGCTATTAAAATCAAGATCACTAATATTTATTTCGGCCATTATCTTACCCTCTCTGCTAAAGTTACGGTTTGACTAATAACCGTAGTAGTTTCTCTCAATTTATAATACAAACCTATCTCATATCCATCATCACCAGTCATTGGCAAAACAACAACATCAATAACTTCGACTCTAGGTTCATAATTATTCAAAGAAGTTATAATCATATCCTTTATTTCAGAAGCAATTGTATCCGAAATTGGTTCAAAAAGAAATGCTCTGATCCCACAACCCCATTCTGCATTAAACATCCTTTCTCCTGGAGAAGTCAGTAATAAATTTCTAACTGCCTGCTTAATAGAACTTTCTTTAGTTTTCTTACGAATATCTTTAGAAATAGGATGAAATCCGATATCCATATCCAAATCAGAATAAGAATCTACTGTTCCAATTGGCATAAATTACTCCTTATTATTTTATATTTATACTTCTTCGTTGCTTGAAATTTTTACCTTTTCACTAAAATACACCTCATCATCATTTTTAGTTTTAACTGAATCAATTGTTTCGACTGTAGTTAAAGTAACTTCTTCTTCGATACCTGTCTGTAAATCTGTTTTGGAGTCAGTAGTAGAATACCAAGTTGTTGAATCTCCACTTTCTAAAGAAGTTGAACCAATACTTCCACCAGAAGCTGCCTGCGAAACACTAGTAGCATTCCCATCAACATCAAAATTTAAACTATGACTGTGTGTTGTTCCACTAATACCATGACTATGAGATGGAATACTATGACTATGAGATGGTATTGTAAATGTATGATCATGATCGGGAATAGCATGATTGTGTTCCGGGACCTGGTGTGTATGATTCCCACACCAATCAATCAAGTCTCCTAGAACTTCTTGTAATTTATTAGCTAAAACTAAACTATCATCAGGATTAGAAGATGCTAAATTCAGCTTTTCTTGTAATAATGTCAATTCATTTGACACTTGTACTGTATTTCCTTCTACCAATATATTACAATTTCCATGCACATGCACATTATTATCTTTTAAAATTATATGATAATTATCCCCAACAACCTTAGTTACTTTAGTTCCATCTGGTATAATCTCCTCAATTGTACCAGAATTGTGCATAGTAGTAAGTCTTTCATTTCCTGGTGTATCATCTATTTCTGTTAAATGACCAGATTCACTCTCAACAACTTTATTAAATGGATATTCTGTAATTGTAGAAACATTAGGTTCTGACAACAATTCTTGTCCAACTTGAAAACTATCTAAATTCTGCCTTCTAACTTCATAAAATTTTGTATCTTCTATGTTATAATTTCTAGCTAATGGATGCGTATTAACTTCATTTCTAGAAATTTTACCATAATTAGTTGCTCCTAATATAACAGGCTGTTGGGCATTATCTCCATCTTGAAAAAAGCCCAAAACCCATGTTCCCACCTCAAGACCTGCAGGAACAGACTTCTGAGGAGTATTAACTGGCATCATTGGATATGCCCATGGCAAGGTGTCTGTAGGTATTCTCTGCCTATTATCTGTGTGATAACCCATTATCCTAACTCTACATCTTCCTATTTGCAATGGATCATTTCTATCCTCAACAGTGCCAAACCACCAACGAAAATTATCTAATCCTTTCATTTGATCTCCTAGAAGGAATCCTTAGCTACTTCCATTACTAATTCATATTTATTCTGATCTATTTTATGCCTCAATCCAGTAACAAGATAATATCCCGAGTACAAAGGATCAAGACCAGATACACCAGATCTAACATCTCCCAAATTTACCTCTACAACCTTACCAACATTTATATTCATATGACCTTCTGTCGTTAATTCCAATTTCACATTTTCTATCTGTTGTAATTGGGAAATCCTACTTTGCTTCCACAAATCAGGATAATTATCAGATTTAGGTTGATAAAAAATATAAGAATCAGAGTCATAATTGTTTATGGCAACATCCATTCTCGACAAAGGTTCTTCATTTAAATGCACATGAGGATAAACATTCCTATAAGTATGCTTATAATTCAAATCATCTTGATATGACTGTCTATAATCATATTCCACCACTTCATAATTCCTCTCAACTAAATCATGATATATCATCTTACTAGAATACATTCCTCTCTGTATATTCTCAACAACATTAGGACTTTGAACTACATTAACAGAAGTTATAATTTTATTTCCATATTGTTGTCTAATTTCTTCTGTTGTAGATGGAATTCCTGTGAAATTATAAACCAAACTTCTATCATTTTCTACTAAATTCTTACCAATCTCAAACAAAGTTTCTAATGAAACAAACTTAAATCCTTCTAATGTTTCAAAAAATAAGAAACTAGCTCCCTTAGCAACAACACCAATCGACCTAGCAGCTAACCAATGTATAGTAGAATATACACACCAATTGGGAATAATATAATCGGCAATGTATTTAGTTGACTGAATATCAATATTAAACATATTGTTATTTGAAAATACTTCAATATCAGAAGAATTCTCATCCACACTAACTTCAACATTTTCTCCACCAGAAAGACTATTAACAAAATTCATATCAGCTTCAGGTAAATGACTATTAGGGTAATAAACTGAATGTTTGCTATTATAATATTCCACAAATTGCTTCCAAACATTTTTAACTATTTCACTAGTAGTAGTCTTTGGATATGCCTGAGATATCTTAAAATCAGAATTCATAATCTTTTCTACAGACATGAAATTGATAATATAAATTATTTGTCCTCGATTGACTTGATTCCTTTCACTAATTTCATATATACGAAATAATTTATCTATAACAGTGTCATTAAGATGATCCCTCATTGTTACTCTAATAAACTCTCCACCTCTCACAGGATAATTGGAAATGATATTATTAGTATCAGCCACTAAAATGTTACCAGAAAGAGAATCAGAATATATATCCTCATAGATATTCATCTCAAGAAATATGTGATTCAATGAAACAGGAGTCTCAGTATAATCTCTCAACAACTCCACTGTTTGGATAGAAACATTTCCGGTTCTTATTTCATTCATATTACCCACCCAACAATTTAATATATTCTTGAATATATGCTTCTACAACTTCAGGTTTGAAGTATGTAATTGTTTGATTATCCGAATTTCTTTCTACTTCATAGTCCAAAAAGGACTTATATGTTTCTGTATATAATC